ATATTTGAGCTCCTACATTGTCAATAATGCTAGTGTAACATATTGATCCAGATTTGTCACTGCGTCCGAAAACTTGTTGTGTAAATGCAACACTCTATGATTAGTGCCAGATCTAGTATTTACAGACTCACGGGCAATGTCCCGCTTGATATTTTCGCAGTTGCGATACATACGTTGCAGATCACGCTTGATCTTGTAATCAGCAATATCTCGTATTCTAGCGGGCAAATTTTCGTAGATTTCCGTGGCTTCTGCGTAATCCATACCAATATGTTACTGTGTTATGTCGGGTTTGTCAACCTACAGTCCATAAATACTAGATATATTTACAAGGACCCTAGTGTGCCGCGACTAAGTTTATGGAAGGACGGAAAACATACCAACGATTACAAGTTTTTTGATCGTAGAATTTCTGAGATTTTTACCATTTCCGGTACTGGTATTTTGGTGCACAAGTACCTAGGACCCATTGACCAAGGTGAATCTGACGACGTTACTCGTCCTAGTTATACCACCCAAAGTGAACTAAACATACAAGACCTGCTGTTTCTCGAAAATCGTGATCGCAAATATGAAGAAAATGTATATCGCATGAGAGGAATATATCAGGTCACTGACAATGCGTTTGATCTAACACAGTTCGGATTATTTCTACAAACCGGTACACTGTTTATGACTTTTCATATCAACGATATGACAAACATTCTGGGCCGAAAGATCATGAACGGTGATGTTTTGGAATTGCAGCATCTAATAGACTACGAAACACTGGATCCCAATCTACCGGCTGCACTGAAGCGATTCTTCGTGGTCAGCGATTGCACTCGTGCTGCTGAAGGATACAGCCCAACTTGGTGGCCACATTTATGGCGCTGTAAGATTAATCCGTTGGTAGACAGTCAGGAGTACAAGGATATTCTTAATAGAATTCAAGTCAGTGACGAAGATCCTACACCCATTGCAGACATACTAAGTACCTATCAACAGTATGTTGATATCAATGACGCAGTGGTACTACAGTCAGAAACAGAGATACCCGAAAGTGGCTATGACACATCTGGTATATATCATAGAAGTTTTGATTCTGAAACTCCTGATTTTGCTGTGCGTGGTTATTTGTCCGGAAGTGCTGTGCCGCCCAATGGGTTACCATCGACTGCGGGCATTAGTTTTCCAGACAATCCAGAAATTGGACAGTATCATCTACGCACTGATTATCTTCCCAACAGATTGTTTAGATTTGACGGTAATCGTTGGACCAAGATCAGTGACGACGAAAGAACCAATATTACATCTAACAGTGCTGACAATAAGACACTTAGAAATAGTTTTATTACTAACGACAAAACATTCAGAGATGTAAGAGGAAACACACAACCAGAAAAACAAAATCTCAACGACATACTGAAACCAAAGGCAGATAACTAAGCATGAGTTCATTTTTCTATTCAGGCCAGATTCGCCGATTTCTACAACAATTTATCAGAGTACTCAATAACTTTGAAGTGGACCTTGGAAAAAATCGAGAAGGATTTAGAACCCTATTACGAGTACCAATCTACTATGGCGACAGCAGCAGACAAGTTGCCACCATTATTGCTAGAAATTCTGAAAACAGCATGCCCAGCGTACCGGCTATGAGCGTGTATGTCAGTGGATTCAAGTACGATCGTCCACGATTACAAGAACCTAATTTTGTCAGCAAGTTGCAGGTTAGACAACGAGCCTATGATCCTGTCACAGGAGAATTCACTTCTTATCAAGGTGATTTGCTCACTGTTGAACGTCTCATGCCTGTGCCTTATCTTTTAACGCTCAAAGTTGATATTTGGACCAGTAACACTGATCAAAAATTACAACTCCTGGAACAAATAGCAGTGTTATTTAATCCCAGTTTGGAATTACAAAACAGCGACAGTTATGTGGATTGGACCAGTCTAAGTTATATTACCTTGATAGACTCGGAGTTTACCAACAGAAGTGTACCCATTGGTACCGAAGAGCCCATTGATGTAGCCACCTTGACTTTTGAATTACCAGTTTGGTTAAGTCCACCAGCCAAAGTAAAACGTCAAGGCGTGATACATAAGATTTTGGCCAGCGTATATGATGCCTCAGGCACCATTGATCAAGAAAACAACACATTCGACATTGCTGCTAGTTTGTTTGCCACTAGAAAAATTTATACTCCCATCGATCTTAATGTGGTTTATTTAGGTAATACCCTGGCATTGTATGTTAACGAAAGTGATATCGAATTTGACGATGGTTCTATACCACCCATGCGCCCCGGCGACTGGACAGTGGCTATTCGTAGTTTTGGAGAACTCAGTGGACAGGGTAACGTAGACTTGTTAACCAATGGACTAAGCCAAGTACGTTTGGAAAATGATGGTAATACAGTGGTAGGCACAGTGGCATATCATCCCACTGATGTTAATTTGTTGATCTATAATGTAGACACCGACACCATGCCCATAAACACCCTGTCTCCGGTCACAGCCATTATTGATCCAAAAACCATAACTGTGGACAGTAACTTATTAAATCCTGTGTACGGAACTCGTTATCTGATATTGAATCCCATTGGTCATTATGACAACGACGATGGTGATCCCGCTACCTTAGACGGTGCACCAGTTTGGAATCGCATTGGACAGCCACAGTTGATTGCCAATGCCAATGACATTATCGAGTGGGATGGAACAAAATGGTCAGTGTCGTTTGACAGTCAGATAACTATTACTATAGAATACGTGACTAATTTAACAACTGGCGTTCAATATAAATGGAAGAACAATCAATGGTCCAAGAGCGTGGAAGGGCGTTACGGGGTCGGGGCCTGGAGTTTCGTTCCAAACTAACACAAGGTGTTGGCGCACTAATCTACGCAAAATCTACCAAAAGATACTTATTTTTATTGCGTCACGGCGGTTCATGGGCCATGACCTGGGCTTTGCCTGGTGGCAAAATCAATGCCAATGAAACTGTGGTAGTGGGCTTGGCTAGAGAAATTGAAGAAGAACTCGGGGGTCGTATCACAGACCCAAAATTAATTCCCATAGAAAAGTATACCAGTGATGATGGTAAATTCGTTTACCATACATTTTTTGTCAGTGTCAATGATGAATTTGTGCCGGTGCTCAACGACGAGCACATAGGCTATGCTTGGTTACCACTGTCTGCTGCACCCAAGCCCTTGCATCCTGGTATCATACGTACCATCAATGACAGTCTTGTTTGCGGTAAAATTTCCGTAGCCGAACAGTTTGGTTAACAGTTAAGTTATAGTCATTGTGCCTGTACCAGCAGTCACAGTGTATATCTTGTAACCTGCTACCGCTGTACTCAATGAAGTAGTTAATCCAACGCTGAAGTTTGCTGTGTAGGTATTGGGTGTTTTTATAATGATAATACCTGATCCACCGGTGCTGTTTGGATCACCACCGTTACCAGTATTTGATAAAGCCACACCATAATTGCCACCACCACGTGAATAAGTTGCGCTGGACCCTGATATATCTGTGGTTCTACCAGCACCTCCTGTGCCATTGGGACCGTATATGCGCTCAGAATCACCACCTATGCCACCAGCACCACCACCGCCGCCCGCAGCGTAATAAAATCCAGTGCCACCGTTGTTGCCTTGTCCAATGGTGCCTAACCCAGCGGCGCTGGCTGATATAAGATTATTTGCACCACCACCGCCTCCTGATCCACCAGATAATCCAGCATCTTGATTGCTGGTTCCGTCGAATCCACGACCACCTGCACCACCGCCAAGAGTAATTGTAGACACTGCGCTTCCTATTATACTAGAATTTCCTCCATTGGTACCCACAGCGCCACCGCTGCCTACTGTTAGGGTGTAGGTTCCGGTTACATAAACATTACTTTGTAGTAGACCACCTGCACCTCCACCACCACCGCTAAATGAGTAACTGGTTCCACCCCCTCCACCACCAGCGGCTACCAGATATTCAAATACTGTTGTGGTATTTTTGAAAATTTTGAACGTGCCTGTGCCCCCGGTTACACGATAGATAATTGTGCCGGCCACAGTTGTATTATCAAATGTATAAGAAACTCCGGCATCAAACACTGCGTAATGAGTATTCGGTAATCTGAAGAATATTATACCCGATCCTCCGTTACCACCAGTGTAACATCCGCCTGGTGCCGAACTGCCGCCACCGCCACCGCTGCCTGTGTTTTGTGTAGCCGAGCCACCGCAACTGGTCACGCTAGAACCAGCACCGCCACCACCAGCACCTCCACCGCCACCAGACTTGGTCTGACTCTGTCCACCGCCACCGCCTGCATAATATGTAGCAGTACCAGTGATTGAACTGATTTGACCAGATCCACCACCGCCGCCGTTACCTTCGCCGGACTGTGTGCCGTTACCACTGCCGTTGCCGCCTGCTCCACCAGCACCACCACCACCTGACGCACTGCGCCATCCTGATCCAGGTGTAAATCCACCATTGTAGCCTTGACCGGCTGTGCCAGGACCACCAGCACCGGCGTTGGCATCTCGTCCTGTACCACCGCCAGAACCACCACCGCAGCCACCACCGCAGCCACCACCAATACTGGTGATAGATGCAAAGTTTGAATTTGACCCTGATCCACCGCTGCCTGCACCAGCACCAACAGTGATTGAGTAATTTACATCTGGAGTTAGTTTCAATGCTGGTTCAGCAGCCGCACCACCACCACTGGTACCAAAATTCGTACGGAAGCCACCTGCTCCACCACCGCCACCACCGAAGCCACCACCACCTCCGCCCCCGGCAATGACAAGATAACTGACGTTGACTGTGTCTCTTATAGTTAACAAATTCGAGGTGGCTAAAATTTGACCTTCGGTATTATTTTTACGTATAGTTACATAAAATTCGTTTTGATCATCGGAAATACCATCATCTACAGCACTAATTGTAAAGGAAGCATTACCGCCGGTGGTATACACACTGCCTTGAGTATTTCCAGTGAAATCTGCAGCATTGGTGCTGACATGTTCAATGCGCCAATATAATTCTTTGTCAAATACACTAGTAGTTGAAGTTATACTAGCAGTAATATTGGATCCTTCGCCTAATACGTTGCTGTTAAATGATAAATTATATACCACAGTGTCAGATGCGCCAGTGACTTGGTAGCGTATAATAACTACGCCAGAGCCACCATTGGCATACAGCCCACCACCGCCACCGGTATTGGCCACGCCGGCTACGCTGGTTATTCCACCGCCACCGAATCTAGCATTGATATTAGCATCATAGAACCAGCCACCACCTTGTGCAAAATACTGCCCTGTTCCGGCCGGCCATTCGCGTCCTATACCGCCGGCCGCTCCGCCTCCGTAACCACTGTCATTGCCGCCGGCTGCACCTGCTCCACCGCCTCCGGCGCCTCCTGGATTACCACCAGGAGCAAATTGATTGCCGGATCCACCTGGATTTCCATAGCCACCGGTAGCACTGGTAGGTTGAGTGGCTGCACCACCTGCATAAGATACTGCACCGCCACCATTGCCACCACCGCCTCCTGATCCGCCTGCAGATCCCACAGTGCCGGTTGGACTGGTATTGAAATATCCTTGACCACCGCGCCCACCACCGTAGGCAATTTTAGTACCCCATTGTCCTAAATTCAAACTACTATCAGAACCATTGGTAGAACCAGCAGTACCGCCGGCGCCAACCACAATAGGATAAGTACCCGGCGGTAATATAACTTTATTAACCACCATACCTCCTGCGCCACCGCCACCACCGCCGTTGTTGGTTCCGCCACCGCCACCACCACCTACTACAAGATAATCAACTCCACCGGTAGTGGTCACCACCAAGTTACCGGTGTTTCTAAATATATGATATTTGTACCCCGAATCGATGCCAACAACATCACCGCCGGTGGCTTGAGCACCCGGACCGTATGAGGCTGCTTCTGTTGGAACAATAAATGAATCTGATGTGGTAAACACATGATAGGTAAACCCATTTACTGAAGTTATATTTCCTCCAGTGGCCAATGGTGGCCCTGAATACTTGATTATTGCTATGCCCGAACCACCATTGTGACCTGGTGGCGTTAATCCACCGGCTCCACCACCTCCACCTCCGGTATTAGTAACACCGGCTGACCCGTCTCCGTACAGTCTGCGATTTCCTGTACCACCACCACCGGGTCCACCCGGTGCATTGTAACCGCCAGTCCCTGTATTATTACCGGCACCTCCTGCGCCACCACCTGCAAACCATCCAACAGGATTGTATCCGTAATTGATGCCACCAATGTTGCCAAATTCTGTACTGGCATTATATCCAGCACCACCTGCACCACCAGCAGCACCTCCCTCACTACCTACACCTTGTGTGCTACCTGATCCGGCACCACCATATGGTTGTTGTGCTGAACTAGGTGATCCCCCGCCGCCGCCGGAGTTACCATTGGCACCGCCATTGTTTCCGTACCCGCCGCTGGCACTGGTCGGCTGTAGTGCTAAACCACCGGCACCACCACCAGAACCGCCGGCAGCACCACCCATACCACCACCAATTGCAGTCAACCCTAATGCAATAGTAGCACCGCCATTTGAAGTAGCAGCACTGCCGCCTGCACCAATGATTACAGTACCAAAAGATCCATAAAAAATAGGATGATTGATTTTATATACTACACCACCTCCACCGCCGCCAGCCATACCACCTGCACCGCCTCCTCCTCCTACTAGTAGTAGGTTGGCAGTAAAACGATTTTTCTTAAATCGTCTGGTTAAAGATTTGTTGATTAGGCTGTTAAAAACCGGCATGGTTAAGTGGTATATGAACTCATGTTGCCTAGTACTATCCAACTACCGCCAGTTCTTATCAAAGTAAAAGAGACAACTTCTTTTCTGTTAGCAGCCGGGGTCGGGGCAGCACCGTCAACCCAATTAATAACCTGCGGCGATCCATCAATTTGTACTGCGCTTGGATAATAAGCATTTAATCCTTGAATCAATATCAAACTAAAACTTACCACGCCACCCGCAGTGGTTGGTACATTGGTAAAATTTGCTGTAAAATTACTGACCATACTGGAATGAATGAAAATTCCTGCTACAGTATAACTATGTACCACAGTGCCACTAGCCCCTGTAATAGTATTGCTTGCCTCTAGTATTAAATTCGGTGGTACTCCTGTAGCACCACTGGCTCCAGTAAGCCCTGTGGCTCCAGTTGATCCTTGGATACCGGTAGCCCCGGGTACACCAGTGGAACCAGTGGCTCCAATTACACCTACACTGGTCAATGACCATGCATAGCCGTCCCAGAGCCAACTACGACCATTAAAGGTATAGACCTGATTCAACAGAGGATTTGATGGATAATCTATGGACATTTTTAAACCTTATAATATTTATATCTGGAAATAACTAAGTCCAGTAGTGGTAAAACTATGAATA